ACATATTTGCATTTATAATATCCAAAACGCCTAGCAAGTTCATTTCTTAACAACAAACCAGGTTCGTCATTATCAGTACATAAAACAATAGTTTTTTTATTTAAAAAATATTTATAGCAATTATCTAGGTATTCTAATTTTTGATTACCCTTTGATGCACCATTTGGAACGCTACACACACTATATAGACCAGCTTCATGTAAACTCAATGCATCAATTTCGCCTTCAACTATATACACAATGTCTAATTTTTCAATATTATCTAGCCCATAAAATATCATTTCTGCACCAGATACCATTTTAAAATTCTTTTCACTATCTCTATATTTTACATTAACCAATGTATTATTTCTATAATAATTAAAATTAATGACACGCCTTTTTTTATTTACTTGTGGCATAAATTCTAATGATTCGCCTATTTTCCAATGTAGTAATGTGTTTTCGCTAATAGCTCTAGTGTCGAACCATTTTAATACTCTATCATTTATTCCTGTGGATTCTCTATTTGGTATGGCATAATCAATTCTGGTAGGAAATCTCGATGCGCTTCCTGACCATCCACAGTTGTGGCAATTATATAGTCCTTTGTCCATATCAACAGATAAACATTGTTCTTTTTTATTCTTTCTTGTGTGAGAACATTTTGGACATTTTGTTTTGAATTGACCATTCGTTTTTTTTATAGTAATACCTAGATTACTTAATTCATTGTAATAACTCATTGTTTTATTTTATTGTTTAACAAATATACTTATTTATATTTTTTCTAATGGCACTAGAACACCACTTGAAGTGTTTTTATCACCCCCTTTAATATCTCTTTTTGTGTTTAAATATTTACGACATATTTCTTTTAATTTTTTTGTAGCTACTAACTTAATTCTTTCATTACTAATAATAAATGCATACCAATCAGATTGACTTATAGATATACCACTTGGTTTATTTCTACTAGAATATTCCACAAATATGTTACCTGTTTTTTCAGCTTGAAAATCTGTTTTTACTTCAATCTTTTTATCTTTTAAAATTCTTGATAAATGTTTTTCGCCTAATTGACCAAGTTTTAAATCATATTTAAAATCAGAGTTAAAGTTCATTTAATATTATTTTTATATTTGATTCACTTAATATTGTTTTTAACATATCATAATCAATATCGCCATTAATCGTTTTCACCCCCACTAGTTTTTTACCCGATGGGTCGTTATACTTATAAAATTTAATAGCGCCTGGTATTTTCTTTCTTATATCTTTTAAGTTTGGTTTTGGTTTATACATAAAGACATCTATATATCTAATGCCTTCCCTATTATAATTTCTTAATTTTACTAGTGATAAAAAGTTGGTTTCCCAAAAAGGGTCATTTCTTAATTCTTTACATCTTAAATATACTTCACGCAAATCGTATTTGTCAATGCGATGTATTTTATCTAATATATCTAACCATCTATTAATATTTGTTTCTGTCTTGGGGCGATTTTTTTCAGGAAATAATTCTACAAAATAATCAAATGATGAAACAACAAGTGGGTCATATTTTTTATCATTTGGTATTATATTACTTATAGTATTAATATTATTATTAATACTATTATTATTACTTTGTTGTTGATTTTCGGTTAGTGGTTTTTCGGTTAACGGTTTTTCGGTTAGTGGTTTATCATTTAGTATATAATTATATCCTTTAAACTTGCCATCTACTTTAATTTGTTCACGCACTAGAAAACCTAATTGTGTTAGTTCTTTTATTTTACTTTGTAAGGCGTTTCTACCCTCTTTAAAATGGTTTAAGATAAAAGTAAATGTTATTTCCTGGTTTTCACTATGAGAAAAAAGCCAACAATATAATCCAGTAGCACTTGCAGATATTTTCTTATATCTAAATATGGCAGAAGGCACTACTACAAAACGTGAAAAACGCTTTGGTTTAATAATTTTATTTACTTTCATTTTATTGTTTAAATCATGGTTTTTAATCTATCGCAAAAACTTCTTATCTCTTTGTAATGCTTCATAAAATCTTTTAATGGAATATCTTCATTTTCAAATATTTCCCATAAAATCTCTATTAATAAATCAAATTCTACTCTTGTCATTTTACCCACATAATCATATGTTACGTCCATATCATCGGTAGTGGTTTGTGTCCATCGGACTTTTTGGTTGTTTTCGTCAAAATACACTTTACTAAATTTCATTTTTTATATACGAATTAATAATATCAACACACATATCATAATCTTTTATACAATACGATGCCCACCCACAATCTTCTAATCTTTTTAACCACTCTTTTTGGTGTGGTGTTGGCTTATTATACCCTACTTTTAATTCTATCGCCAAGCCATTATATTTATTGTTTGACAAGAAAATAAGTAAATCAGGCACACCAGCTTTTGCACCCAAATATTTTAGTTTATATCTTTCAAATGGTGTTCTCTTACCTTCATTTGGCGTATGAGTAAATAATACTTTTGGGTGTTGATATTGTAGGTAGCTTATTACCCTATGTTGTAGTTTATCTTCTTTTGTTAGGTATTTATAAAATGGGTTGGTTGACATTTTATTTTTATACAAAGTTAGAAAATTTTTTATCACTTTTATTTTTTAGGCTTTAATTTATTATACATAGTTTGTAAAACATCAAATTTTAACAACAAAGAATTATATTTTTTTACTAATTCCCTAGCATCAATTTTAAGGGGTTTTTTAGATACATTTAATAATTGTCTAATCATATAATATTCAGAATTAAACTCTTTATCGTGCCTTAACATATATGGAAAAGATTTTATAGAATGTAAGACTGTAGCGTGATTCATTTCTAATGTTTTAGCTATTTGTGAATATGTATATTTTGTGTGATTATAACACAATTCAAAATATATAGCCCTAGCATACACATATTTTAATTTTCTTGTTTTTGTTGAAATATCTAGTTTATAAAATTTTTCAACTACTTTTCTAATTTTTTCCATAATGTTAAATTACAAATGAACCATCATTGTCATATAAATGCCAATTATAACTAGTTATAACTTGGGTTTCTTTATATATTTCATAATCTTTAAATGCTTGTTTCCACGCATTTCTTCCACGCTCTAATAGTTCTTCACTTAATGTATATACTTCAATGGTATATGGGTATGTGTTTTGCACAGCGATGAATTTAAAATTATTTATGCCCAACATATCCATATAGAATGTTGCCTGAAGGTGATATGCATATTTATATA